AGTTTTGAACTTCTCCGCGATACAAACCCCCGCAAGCTCGTGGAGTTGTATTTTGCAGGACTTTCGCCTTATATCGAAAAGATTAAAAACAAAGACGAAAGCTTTATTCTCGAAGACATTTCAAAGGTTGAGGTGTTGAAGCATATTAAAATTGAGTCTCTTTGGAGTAGTGCGAGCCCAGGAACTAAGAAATCGGTTTGGGAATATCTTTTGTATCTACACCAAATGGCAGTTCAAATTTGCACCAGTACAGGAAACCAGGCTGGTGATATGATGGACGCTATAAAAAATTTACAGGCTAACGATGTGTCTAAAATGATGAACAGCCCAGATGTTACAAATATGTTGGGTGGCCTAGACACTGGTGATATTTCACAAATGATGAACCAAGTCAACGGAGATGACATCAAGAAAATGATGAACGAAATTGACCCAGAAACCTTGGAACAAATGATGAAAAGTATGGGAAGTTTGTTTGGTGGAATGATGAAAAAATAAATCACTATAATATAATAAATGGAGGTTCCACCCCAAGAACAAACTTGGTTTGATAATCCAGCCATATTTTTTGATGTTAATAGAGTTCTCAGTTTTTGGCCTACCGCCTCTCAGACATCAGAACAACGAGTGAATGCCACTTCCCGTTTTATTGTGTATGCGGTATGCCTCATTTATTTACTTAGACGAGACATTAGAATTTTTGTATTGGGAATTATGATGCTTTCAATCCTCTATATAATGTACAAATCCAAAATGATAAAAGAAAACATGTATAGACCAGCGAGTTCAGATGACCAAGCCCGTGGTAATTGTCAATCTCCCACATATGACAACCCCATGGGTAATGTGTTGTTGTCTGACTACGCTAACCCTAACCGCCCCCCAGCGTGTTACGCGGAAACTGTCGCCCCCATGATAAAACAGGCTTTGGATGACACTTTGCCCTTTGACGCTGGTCGTTCAAGATCCCCACTTCCATCTCAGCAGAGAGCTGCCGCGGCAAGACAATTTGTTCCCTCCCCCGTGACAACAATCCCAGGTGATCAAACCGGTTTTGCCGAGTGGTTGTATGGTCCCAAATTTGGTGCCACATGTAAAAGTGATGGTTCAGTCTGTAGCCCAGATGCTAGGGGTGCCCAATTTAATCAGCTCAGGGGTCTTGATTGGGCTTCCAATAAGCGTAATTAAATCTTAGTAAATAGTAATAATGTCATTTCAGTTGCAACCTGATATGCAACGTCTTGAAGACAATGCTGTCCCACCACGGGGTGCCACCGAAACAGTTTTCGCTTACCCAGAATCAACTAGTAAAAATTACGGTGATTACACCTCCAGACCAAACACAATGTTATATGGAACAGCCCCTTTTATGGCGGGTAAAGGTTCTCCAGCGGCCCACATTGATGTGAGCGATGAACTTCGACCACAATCTACTACCCGTTTCGGTAAAATTGTTACAAATAATTACGAAAAACAAATTTTCCCAATTGACAACTCAATGCCAACTCCTCCTCTCCCCAATTTATATGAACCCCGAAGCTCACGAGCGGAACTCCAGAATGATTTGTTTGATATGCGATATAATAAAAATATCAATAACTAATAAATGGCTGATCCCGTCTCCATTTTAGCTTTAATGGGTTTGGTGTACACCGGAAAAAAATTATCTGAACAGCCCGTGAATAACCAACCAATTGTTACAGGAACACCTGTTTCTTTGGTTCAAAATAATCCATCCACAGATTATTCACGACCTGAAAATGAAGCTAATTTGAACACCGATTTCATGATAAACAGCGAAGAAAGAGATCTCTCAAGTGGTGAACAAATGCCAGTTTTCGCAGACATTGTCAAACAAGAAAAAAGTAGTGGTGGCGAGGTTTTAGATATGAAGGACCGTTTTGTCAGTGATTTACAGGTTCATAATAATCTTTCTCCCGTTCCACAACAAAAGGTTGGTCCAGGTTTGGGTGTTGATGCCTCCGTTCCAGCTGTTGGGGGCTTTCAGCAAATGTTTCGAGCCCTCCCAGAAAATGTCGGTGCCTATCGTCTCACCACCCTCCCAGGTAGAGCTGGACACGGTCACGATGTATCAGGGGGTCGTGGACAACTCAAATCTGAAATAGGTCACAACAAACCAGAGCGAACTGCTTTCCTTCCAGAACGCCGCCCACCAGTTTTTGGGCGGGGACAAGGTCAAGGTGGTTCTTTGAATGGTGTTGCTGTCCGACAAGAATACGAAAAAACAAAAAGATCAACAAATCGCTCCCAAACTGGGACAAGAACAGATGGTTTGGAGTTTGCTTCAGCTAAGCGCATGGTCCCCCATGGTACAGTTGCCCAAGGTCCAACCCGTAACAAATCAGATGTTGCCGATGGTCAATACAAATACATGGATAATATTCAACCAGGTATCGCAAGCTTCTACGGTGCTTATGAAAACTCCACACTTGTTGAAGCCGCGGGTAACAAAGTCAGAACACCAGCAGAGCTTGCTCAATACGGCCTACGCCTCAGTGAGCGCCGTGCCAATTCTGAATACCGTAAACCCAACTCTGGTCGTATGAATGTCCGTGGCAATCCACTCCAAGCATATGGTATGGTTACAGCTGTGCGTGCTGATAATACTCGCATGGATGGTAGAACTGGGGGTGTCAGTGGTGGTTGGACACAAAACTATGTCAAACCAAGATACCAAGAACTCAACCCATACAAGGGTAACAAGAATCATCGCCTTGACCTTGGAATTGCTCAAAGACAATTGGCCGATAACCCACTTGCCCACACACTTTACAAGTAATTTCAAAAATATAACTATTACATTAAATCAGTCATTAAAATTATATCCC